CCACCAGGACCTTGGAAGGCGTGGGAGTACATCTTTGCCCAAGGGAGATCTTCTCCATCAGGGGCAGGGAGGAAACGAATGACTGCAAAACCGTTACCAGTTTTGTCCATCTCGGGTTTCCAAAGGCGTTCATCAGTGTTAGAACCGCCTGAGTTGTTTTGCTTCTCGACTTCTTTGACCAGTTTCTGAGTCAGAGAACCGAGAGAGGATTGTTTCTTAAGATCTGAAAAAGACATAGGATTCGTTAGATTGTTTGGATTTGGCCTGTTGAGCACCTATGCATTATAGGGCACTCTCTATTTATCGTCAAGGAATATATCTGCCGAAATTTGGTGTGACCCTGAACACAATAGAACTACGATAGATATATGGTTGTGTGGGTGCAATGCCTCTATGAGGATGAACCGAGGGAATAACAAGAACTCTTCCAGGGACATATTCATGCTCTTCTATGACCCGAGCATTATTATCGTATTTTTCTAATAATTGAAAAGAAGCGGGACCCCATTCTTTTTTCCATTCTGGATTAGTCATCACAAGAATGGTAAACTCATCATTATATTCAGCATCAACATGACATGTTCCATCAATACCATATGGTTGTAAATTGAGAGAAATATTTTGCAAAAACAACCTTTCTTTTAAAACACTTTCAATTATATTATACATTTTCATGCATTCATAAAAAGATTCAAGATCTATGTCCTGAATATCATTAATACTTTCCCTTGCAAAAATTTGTTTTCCAAGTAAACGGTGAGATCCTGTATTTCCATATGGTTGAGTTTTTCTATTAGCAATATTTGTAATATTATACCCTGCCATAGCTACGACATTATCAAAAAATTCATGCAAATACCTTGCATCAAAGATATCATCATAAACATCACAAATCATTGTTCTGCCTCAATTTTTTGTCTCATTGTTTTTAGTAATTTTACCATATTACGGAACAAAATGTTCATATCCTCTTTTGGATCTAAACCCATCATAACAGCTGAGTCAAGTATTCGCTTTTTCATCTCTTTTGCTTCAGGATCATCAGAGAGACATAATCTTGAGTATAAAACTGTCTGTTTCTCAAGAAGATCCTCCATGTATCCAATGTGCTCTATTTTTTCTTCCATGTCCATATTGTGAAAAGCAAACATGGATCCATAGATTTTCTCTTGCAAGTTTGAAATGTCTTTTAGTTCTTCTTGAACTATTTCAGAATTAAAGAAACTCATAACACTATCTCCCTCAGAGATTTTTTGTAAGCAAATATGTCTATATTTAGAAATGGTGAATATTTTTTTATCTTCTTACTGACTACCTCCCATACAGGATCTTGAATATCTCCATCAAAATCTTTTACAAATCCAAATATCTTATCAAGTATTGATAAAGTTTCTATCGATATTTTACCAGAAAGATACTTCTTTAAGATAATTGGATGTCCCCGTGTTCTCTCAAATATAACATTCAACTCTTTATCTATAAGAATGTCTTCCATTTCATTTTTAAAGTTGTATGTTAATGATTGATTTCTCTTTTTCCAATCAATATAATTTTTCTCCCCTTCTCTCATTAATTGTCCAATCCACAGTGTGGAAGGATCACTGACGCTAACAAAGTTGGATACAAAAAAGTCAATAATTTCTTCTTTTGTTTTCTGGCGAGATAATTTCTCAAAGAAATATCTGTCTTTTCTCTTATAAAACGATTGCACAGAAGCTCTACTCTTTCCACAGTATTTGTGAAAGTCATATTTATCTTTCGTGAAGTGATTCTTTAACGAAAGGTACATTTTATAGCACTCAAATGGATTCATTATGAAAAACCCCTCAGGTCAAAATTTTGCCGGGATTTTTTTCGCCCGATTTTTGAATTAAAAGATCAATTTCGCTCTAGAAGTGCGCTTCAAAAAGTTTAACTCCATTGCTTCATACTTTAACTTCTCTTTGAGAGGTTTAGTAATTAACTTGGGTACGGATTCAAGTTCGATAGAATTCTGCTCACAAAAATGAATGATCGCATCAATGTACGACATGTCTTCTTTCTGAACAAGGTTCTCTATCTCTTGAACGAATTTTGCTGGGCAGAAAAACTTTTTTTCAAACGCTTTTTCTAACTCATTTGTAATCTCATTTTTCATATGCTTTGAGTCGATGAGTAACAAACTCTCTAATATATTCATCGAGTAGTTTGATGTACTTTGCTTTATCGTATTCTTCATAGACGACACATTCTCCATTTTCACAAGACATTAAAATAACAAATTTTTTAACGACGATACCAGTCAATTCAAATAACATACACGCATAAGCACAGCACTGAACAAAATAATGCTCAATCCAGTCCCTTGGTTTAGGTTTTTTGGATGTCTTAAAATCAATGATTGCAAGTTCGCCGTTATACTCTGCTATACAATCTACTGTTCCAGCGATACCTAACTGCTTGCTATACATTGATCCTTCAAGACTATGTATATTATCAATCTTTGCAAGTTCTGGTTTAGCAAGCTTGAATAAGATATCAGACAGTGGTTGAACTTGTGGGAGTTCTTCATTGTAGAGATATTTTTCTACAAGGGTGTGCATGTCCGTACCACGACTAGTAGCCTTTTTTGTAATACGATCTGCTTCTTCATTACCGACTCTCTTTCTCCAGTCCTCAAAGATCTTACGATTATGATGACTAGTAATAGAAGTAATGGAGACCAACTTTAGAAGGTCTCCATTATCAGGAACTTTATAGAAACGAACTCCATCAATATTCTCCCGTTGAAGTTTAGGGAGATCAATTTCTACATGATTAAACATAATTTATCAAAGTCTGAGTTCGTTTTTAGCTACTAAGTACTCTTTACAAAGTCCAGATCTAACAATATCTTCAAGACCAAATTCAATAATATCAAATGAAGGCATTGCTCTAAGAATAGACATGAAATCTACGATTCCATTTCTTTCATTTGTTTTTGTTAGATCAGTTTGTGTTGCATCACCACAGAATGCAATCCGAGTATTCTCACCAACTCTTGTAATTATACTATCGAGTTCATGAAAATTCAAGTTTTGGAATTCATCAACGATAACAATAGCGTTATCTAATGTTGTTCCTCTAAGGAAAGAAGTGGACCAGAAACTAATAGTTCCTTGAGTTTTAAGATTACCATACAGCATTTCAAAATCTGCATCTGTAGGCATCTCAAACATATACTTTACCATATTCTTATATGGAATCTGATAAAGAGATGATTTATCTTCATGGTCTCCAGGAAGGAAACCAATTTCACGGGTTGCAACTAGAGAACGAACGATATAGATCTTTTGATATGGAGAGTTTTCATCTAGTACATCCCGAATAGCATTATATAATGTAATAAATGTTTTACCCGTACCAGCAGCACCATATGCAACTATTTGTTTATCATCTGCATATGAATCGAATAACCTCTGCTGATTATCTGTTAAAGGTTCTATATCGATTAAGAAATCGTTGTTAATCGGTTTCTTGCGCTTCATTTGTTTTGTAGTCAATCCAACTCCAATTGGTTGGTCTCCATTGTTCTTTCTCTTTTTAGGCATAAGCTTTAGATAGGTTTGACGTAGGATCCAGGGGCTTCCGATGCCTTCTTAAGCACATCATTCCATCCAGGATTTTTATTGACGAGTTTATCTTTCCACTCGCCAACCTCACCCACACCAGGCATTGTTGACGGGTCAGAGTAATCACGTTGCCAGTCAGGGTTGTCTTCGCACCACTGGTCCCAATCGTGAATACTCATCTTCACTTCTTTTTGCTCACCAGTCTGAGTATTGATAACAGGATATGTAGCCATAATTTAAAGCACCGGACAATTGTATTTATCAACCGCGTTGATCACACGTTCTCTTAGTTCTTCTTTCAAATAAGATGGACCAAGATACATTGATTTGGGTCTCATATCAAAATCTTTTCCTGATAATGCTTTAAGATACCATATTGCACCACCAAAAGAATGACCAGCATCATCACATATAGGATCAGCAAAGAAGTTATAATCAGGATACTTAGAGGTAAGCAATTCATTAATCATCACATTATGGAACACACCTCCTGAGAGAACAATATTCTTACAATCATTCATTCTCATTGCCCTCTCTACAACACAAATAACTTTCTCTTCTAAATCCTTTTGAATTGCATAAGCAAGATCAGCTTTTTGTTGAAATGAAGGATTTCTGCGTAGTTCATACTTTCTCAATTGAGGATAAAGATTTGCATTCAACAAAATATTATTAGCTACAGTATCTGAAACCTCTTTCAATTCATTATCTTTATGAATGAAAGATGGTATTTCTTCATTTGGTTTTCCATAGCAAGAAAGACCCATTGTTTTTCCAACATCTTCTTGATTAAATCCAAGAAAGCAAGTTACCGCTTCATAGCAAACTGGAACAGACATAGGTTGTACAAGACGAATTTCTGTATCTTCACACCCCGATACGGTCTCATACCAATCTTTATAATCTTCTTCAACCCATTCTACAGAAGCGTGAGTTCCTTCCAATTTTGTATTCCTTGTCCAATCGGATGCAACTTCTTTATACAAAAGTTTCCAGTCATCACAATCTTCACTCGATTTCCAGATTGAAACGTGTTCGTATATTCTCACTCCAAACTTTAGTTCATTATTCTCAGAACCATAACAATCATGATGTAATAGTTCCGAAGGTAAGAGATCTCTTGCTGCACCAACCCATCCCCAACCGTCAATAACAACTGTAGTAGCGTCCTTGAATGGAGATAAATTATATCCACATGATGCATGATTAATGTGGTGAGAAGATCCATAAAGGTACTTCCATGTTTGATCCTTTTCCATTGGATCAAACCAATCATTTACTTTAAGATTTTCTTTTGCTAATTGCCTCAACAATGCTAATCGTTCGTCACTACCTATATTCAAAAATACAACCAAACATAAAGAATCAGTATACTTTTTTACCTCCTGTATGGCTCGAAAAGGAAAATCACAATCTCTTTTTAAACGGCTTACTCTTTCTTCTTTTAAAAAGAAAACTACTTGCTGATCTTTTATCAAACAAATACTACCACCATGACCAGCAGTACTGATTCCTAATACCCAAGTACAATTACCATATCTTACATTATCATTACTTAAAGGTGCTGGATTCTCATTTTCTTGATCAATTGAATTCCATGAATTCCATTCTTGATCAGAAATCATTAAATCTTTAATTTCTTGGTCTATCATAGTTGATCACCCTCCTTTATGTACCCCTCTTGTCCCCAAGGTTTTCTAAACATTTTAACACCATCACGCTTTACATAATCTTCGATGGATGCCCTCAATTCATCCTTAGAATATTCTTTACCCAGGTAACAATTTTGACCACTATTATCTGGAAGACTCATTCTTTGCTGATACCAATCTATAGCAAGCCCTAAAGATTGACCAGCATCATGAGGAATAGGATCAACAAAAAAATTCATGTGAGGAAATTTCTCTGCAAGAACACTGTTACCAACAACGTTTAAAGCACACCCTCCACTCAAAATTATATTCTTACATTTGTAGTTTTCATCTATAAATTTAACTCTTTCAATGAATACTTTTTCTAAGGCTTTCTGCATAGAGTAAGACAAGTTTGCCTTCTTTTGAATTGAATCATTGACTGTCTTTAATACGGGGTAACAGTCTTCTTTTAAAGTTCTACTTTGAGAAAACAAATTTTTGTTGCATAATATAGAATCTTCGTTAACAAACATAGGTGGTAACGAATCATCTTCTTCTCCATAAGAAGAAAGTCCCATCGTCTTACCACACTCTAATGAAGCGTACCCAAGGAATGCAGTAACAACACCATACATAACTCCAATACCAATGTGCTCTGTGGTTTCTATATTCCTTTTCTGAGAGAGAAAGTTTTTAACAGTTTTGTAAGGAGTAGGATCATTCCTCACTTTCCCCTTAGTTTGTCTTTCCATGATCTCTCTGAGTCCATCCATTCTATGTGGATCATAAATCGTATACTTTTTCAACAAACTAAGTCCACTACCCTTCTTCATATGAAAAATAGATGTTGATTCATCAGCAACAAGATCATCAAACCCAGGAAGATTAGCAGTACGTTCAAGAGAATAAGTACAAGGAGCACTGGACCCCCATCCATCTACAACTAAACATATAGCTTCATCAAACGGAGAAAAATAAAATCCACAAGTAGCATGGTAATTATGATGAAGATAAGAAATTTCTGCAATATCAATTAAATGACGACTTCCAGATCTAGTTTTTATTCTATACTTTCTGAGGTCAGAAAATATTTCCTTTCTCCACACCTCTGAATTTGTATTACAAAACAATATTTTATCTAATGTATGTGTATAATCTGAAATTTTAGAAAGACATTTTAAAGGTAATTGAGAATCATGCTTTTGTCTACTAATTCTTTCTTCATTTAAAAATAAAACTATTTCTCCATTATGTAACAATGTTATGTTAGCATCATGCCCAGCGACACTAATAGCCAATACCCATTCATAATCAGTCATCTTCTTCTTCACCTTCTTCGTAAACGTCATCATCATAAGAGATGTTATTTTCCGAATCATCCACTAACATATCAATTTCAGGAAAATAAACATATGAAATTGCTGAATTTTTTAGAGTATGTAAAGCATCTTCTGGAGTTTCTACCATGGGGTCTCCAGCTAGATTAAACGACGTATTAAGTAGTAAAGGAACCCCAGTACGAATATAAAATTCAGAAATTAATTTATGATAATGTGGATTATCAATTCTCTTAACTGTTTGAATTCTACATGTGTTATCTACATGAGTTACTGCAGGAATTTCTTTTATCTTATCTTCTTTAACTCTTAAAGAATAACTCATGTATGGAGATTCACCCACGTATTCGGTATGAAACCATTCACTTGCATACTCATTCAGAACACTACCAGCAAAAGGTCTAAACTCCTCTCTCCTTTTAATTGTGTTTACAATATCTTTTCCGTTTTTATTTCTCGGATCAAAGAGGAGAGATCTATTTCCTAATGCTCTAGCTCCTGCTTCAGAACGTCCTTGGAATATAGCAACTACCTTTTGTTCAAGTATTTTATCGATTACATCACCGTAAGTTACATTGTTTAAGATTTTCATAAGTCAAGACAAATATAAAGAGGTCAGTGGATTTTTTTCTGTTGATTTAGTTAGTTTATAATAAAGCCATTTTGCTGCACCTAAGGCAGTACCAGCATCATAGCACACTGGGTCAACATACAAGTTAATCTCAGGATCAATGTCTAAGTATTGATAGTTATTTAAACAATTGAGAGCATACCCTCCACTCAGAACAACATTCTTACATCCAGAAATTTCAACTGCTTTGGTAATTAGTCTCTTGGTATGCTTAAGAGTTTCTTCTTGAAGTTTATTTGCAATATCAGCTTTCACCATAAAATCATTTAATTCAAACGATTTTCTCTCAAAGGGATAATTATTAGATGTACCAAGATTATCACGCAATTCTTTAGTGGTTATCCAAACTCCATTCATTTCTTCAAACCACTCAATCCTTCTCCACCATCTAGGATCTTCCTCTGGATATAGATCATAGAAATAATATTCTTTTTCCGAATGAAAAGAAGACATTCCCATTACTTTACCAGAATCATCTCCATCTTTGAATCCCAAATCTACTGAAAATATATTAAATAAACAACCATTACTAAAAGTATGGGAGACAACATTGTCTCCATACTTTTCACAGAAAAAATCATCATTTCGCACATCTCTTCCACGATTACCTGCCTCAGTCCAGCCATAGTGTTTCCAAAGAGGTTGAACTCCAGATTTATAGTCTAATTTAAATATAGTTTCTAATTCTCTAAACCAATTTCCAGTATTACGTCCTAAAAGATCTACAACGTCTTCTTCATTTTCATAGACAGATCCACCACCATCTAAGACAAGAGCAACTGCTTCATCAAATTCAGATCCATAAAAACCACTACAAGCATGATATATATGATGATTTTCTTTTTGAAAAACAATTTCATCCCAGGTAATACCTTTGTTTTTCATTGATCTTACATAATTTTCAATGACTAAATCATCAAAGTCACCAACCTCAGGAACACGCATATTCCTATCATAAGAACTAAAAATAATATAATCTAAATGAGTTGTATGCTTAAAAAGTTCTTCAGCAAAATAAATTTCATACTCACCATCCACAAACCGTTCCAAATCGTCCTGTCCTGGACAGTAACCTTTAATTCTACTGACCCTTTCATCTTCTAACAAAAATTTAATTTCATTATCTACCAATAGACAAGATGATGAGTGATGAGAGATGTTAATTCCTAATATTTTCATTTTCTTATGCGTTGGGTGAAAAGAGAAGTTTATTTTCTTCAGGTAAATATAGATACTCTATGAAGTCATCAGATTTCAAAGCTTTTATTGCATCATCAATTGTATGAATTAAAGGTTCTCCTGCTCTGTTAAACGATGTATTACCCAACAGTGGTGGATGATTTGGATTTATAAGATTATACGCTCTAATTATTTTACTGAGAGCAGGATTTTGTTCTGGAGATACAGTTTGAATTCTACAAGTATCATCATTATGAAGTATAGACGGCATCATATGTTTGTTGTTAGAATCTTTCAACTTAACTGCATAAGACATGAAAGGACTAGATTTCATTCCTTTCATATCAAACCAGTATGGAGCAGCTTCCTCATCAATAACTCCAGCAAAAGGTCTCCACCACTCTCGGTTTTTAAGTTTATTAATACGAACTTTACCAACAGGTATTTGGGGATCCCAAATAATAGATCGATTTCCTAAAGCTCTGGGTCCAGATTCTGCTCTACCCTGGAAGATTGCAATAATACACTGTTCTCCTAGCAGTCGTGTTATTAAGTCTAAATCTTCGTCTACTATAAATGTCTTCATTACGATGCTATAAAGTTTACTTTTATTTATTCAGTCCATTCCATTGCTTCAGCAACGGCAGGGAATTGCTCACAAAAGACTCTCTTAGCATCTAATGCAATGTCCATGTGCTCCTTCTGTGTGCCGTTTGCAGAGCGCAAATCGATATAATGGATCCAAGA